CTTGACAAAATAGTCAAACTATGATAGGATAACGCATGGCTTCAATGAACTATATTCAACTTGTCAATGACGTACTGATTCGGCTACGAGAGCCAGAGGCTTCCTCGGTGTCGGATAACGCCTATGTTAAGCTCATTGCTAGATATGTAAATGATTCTAAGCGTCAGGTTGAAGATTCCTATAACTGGAATGCTCTATCAGAGACACTATCCGCTACAACTACAGCCGATGTCTTTAACTATGTATTAACTGGTTCTGGTCAGCGGTTTAGGGTTATTGATGTGTTGAATGATACCGATAACTTCTTTGTTGAGAATGCTTCTACTGTGTGGATGGATCAGCAGTTTTTATTGACAACTGCACAAAAGGGTAGTCCAAAGTATTACAACTTTAACGGTACAAACAGCAACGGCGATACACAGGTTGATTTATTCCCAATCCCTAATGGATCATATAATATTCGTTTTAACATTATTAAACCACAAGAACCACTGGCAGTAAACGCTGATGTTTTGTTAGTACCGCATGAGCCAGTCATCTTAGGTGCATTGGCTAGGGCACAAGCAGAGCGTGGTGAAGACGGTGGCGTACAATCTGGTGAAACATATACACTCTATCGCCAAAGTTTATCTGATGCGATTTCATTAGAATCGAATCGCTACGTGGAAGAATCGCAATGGAACTGGGTCTAAATGGCTAGTGAATTCTTAACACAATCGATTGCTGCACCGGGCTTTTACGGACTTAATCTACAAGAGTCTAGTATTACTTTATCGTCTGGCTTTGCATTAAAAGCACAGAACTGTGTCATCGATAAGTACGGTCGTATCGGCGCTCGTCGTGGATGGACACCAGTAAACACTACAGTTAATACAGACTTAGGCGCTGGTAATGCAGTAGAGTTTATATTTGAAGTAGTCACTGGTGGCGGTACAGATGTGCTGAGTGCTGGTAATAATAAGTTATTCGTAGGAACAACTACGATGACTACTAAGACAGTACGTAATACTACGAACAGTGGTAATGCAACATATACGATTACTGCTAATGACTGGCAAGGTGCTGCTCTATCTTATGGCGATGTTAGCGACTTCCAGCCTCATGTGTACATGGCACAAGCTGGTCATCCTATGCTGGTTTATCATGAATTACCTGTTTCTGGTAATCCTTTTAATTCACATGACAGTGGTACATTTGGTTATCAGCGTGTAGGAGATGCTGCTGCATTACCTTCTAATCACAACACAGCCTCCTTCATGCCTAGCTGGGTGTTGTCGGCTTACGGAAGAATCTGGTGTGGTGGTATTAGTGGAGATACACAGACTGTCTATTTCAGTGACTTACTAGCTGGTACAGACTTTCAGAATGGTTCTGCTGGTTATTTAAATTTACAAGAAGTATTACCGAATGGTGATCCTGTAGTCGCTGCTGCAGCACATAATGGATATATTATATTCTTTGGTAAAAAGAACACAGCTATCTACGCTAATCCTTTAGACACTGGTGCGTTAACACTAGTAGAAGTATTAAACAACGTAGGATGTATTGCTCGTGATTCAGTTCAGAGTTTAGGAACAGATGTATTGTTTTTATCCGATGCTGGTGTGCGTAGCCTCTCACGAGTGATTCAAGAGAAGTCTCTACCAATGCGTGATATCTCTAAGAATGTGCGTGATGAATTGATGTCGGCTGTAGCGTCTGAGACAGACCTAACTAAGATTAAGAGTATCTATTTTGAACGTGATGCTATCTATTTATTAACGCTACCGACAACTAAGTTTGTATACTGCTTTGATACACGAGCTGCGTTACAAGATAACTCAATGCGTGTAACAATTTGGGATAGTTTAGAACCTAAAGCATTCTGTGTAACACAAGATAGAAACCTCTTAATTGGTAAACCCGGTTACATCGGTAAATACTTTGGATATAGCGACAATACGACTGCATATCGCTTACAGTATTATACGAACTACTTTGACTTTGATGCTGCTACTGCATTAAAGGTATTAAAGAAGATTGGGTGGGTATTAATTGGCGGTACGAATCAGTCCGTAGCTATTAAGTGGGGTTTTGATTATAGCGAAGGATATCAAGCTACTACGTATATATTAGATCCTGCTACAGTATATGAGTATAACAATTCTACTGTAGACACGATACCGGGATCATCAGAATACAACATTGCTGAATATAGTTCAGGTATTGTATTGGACCGCTTCTCTGTTAATGCTGGCGGTCAAGGCACTGTCATGCAATTAGGATTAGAAGCAGACATCAATGGCAATCCTCTGTCGATACAGAAGATTGACGTAGGAATCAAAAAAGGAAAGACTTTAATCTAAGGAACGGATATGAGTAATTACACAAAGGCTACTAACTTTACAGCTAAGGATGGATTACCTACTGGTAACTCAGGTAAGATTGTTAAAGGTGCTGAGATTGATACGGAGTTAACTGCGGTAGCTTCCGCTATCTCTTCTAAAGCAGACTTAAATAGTCCTGCTCTAACAGGAACTCCTACAGCTCCTACAGCATCTGTAAATACTAATACAACCCAATTAGCTACAACTGCGTTTGTTCAGACACAGATTGCTACAGCCTTGACAGGCGTAATCGTAATGTGGTCTGGTTCAATTGCCACCATTCCTACTGGATGGGTTTTATGTAATGGCTCTAGTGGTACTCCTGATCTTCGTGATCGTTTTATCGTCGGTGCTGGATCTACTTATGCTGTGGCTGCAACTGGCGGCTCCGCAACAAGTACTCTAACTTCTAACGAATTACCTGCACATACACATAGTTTATCTGCTTCAGGAACAACCAGCGGACAAAGTGCAGGACATACTCATACCTTTAGTGGAACTACTGGTAATATGAGTGCAAACGCAACGCACACACATAGTATAACAGATCCCGGGCATACACACACTTTAACATATCCAATTATTAACGCTCAAGGAGCACAAGCTGGTAATGAAGCAGGAGCAAATACAAGCTCTGCTACTACAAATTCTAACACAACTGGAATTAGTATTGTAAGCGCAAGCACAGAACATACACATACTTATAGCGGTACAACTTCAGCAGTATCTGGAGATCACACACATACAGTAACAGTAACTGGTACTTCAGGTTCTACAGGTAGCGGAGCAGCGTTTACGAACTTACCTCCGTACTATGCTCTTGCGTACATTATGAAAACTTAATGGTAAAGATTCCTGTCATTGTTAGACCGGATTATAAGTTTTATATTGAAGAACACGAAGGTCTCCCGTTCATGCACTGCGATGTGCATAACTGGAGTCCAGCAGTATTTAAAGAGTTAAAGAAAGATTGGAATAGTTTTACAGAATTACACGGTGGTCCGTTATATTGCTGCAAAGAACACGAGACAACTGGTTATTTAAAGTTTATTGCAGCGTTAGGTTTTAAACTGTTTCGACAAGCAGTCAGTTTAAAAGGTAACATAGTCTACATTTATTATTGGAGCGACTAATCATGGGTGGAGTAGTAAGTGGAATTGTAGGCGGTATCGGCGGAATTATTTCCGGCGGTAAAGCAGCCGGGGCTGCGGCAGCACAGGCGCAAGCACAGCGAGAAGCTGCAGAACGAGCGTCTCAAATGGCTCAGTTTAGACCAATCGGTATTACTACCGGATTTGGTTCTTCTCGCTTTACAGTGGATGATCTTGGACGAGTAACAGAAGCTGGATATGAATTAACTCCAGAGCTACAGACACTGCGTAATCGTATTCTAGGATTAGCAACTGGGGCTGGACAACAAAATACAGGTTTATCGTTTTTTGACAAACAAGCAAATATACGACAAGGTCTTGGTCCTGAAGGCTATGCTCCTAGATCACCCGGTCTGTTTAATACTTTGGCTCCGCAAGTACCTGAAGGTTATAGTCTAACCGATACTGCTCCTATGCAACCAAGATCGGCAGATATGCCTAGAGATGGTTTTCAGTTTGCTTATGGTCCTTCAGGTGACAGAATTGAAGTACCATTAGTATCTCAACCAGCTCCGGTAGTTGGCGGAATGGTTCCGGGAAGCGGTGGCTTACCTGATGCGTACAGCATCGGAGAACAATTAGCACCGATCGGCGCAGCAGCATCCAGTTTATTTGGCTTAGGCGGGCAACTATTACCAACGAGCATTTCAAGAACAGCTTCTCCAGAAGCGTTGGCGCTCCAACAACGCTATCAACAAGCTGCTACTGGTCTTGCTCCTACGGATCTCAGCATGGCTGCTTCTCCTGAAGCAATGGCTTATGCTAATCAGCTTCGTGGTATTTCTAGCCAAGTATTACCAACTACTTTCGATACTCAACAAGCTGCTCAAGATTACTTCAATCAACAACGAGCATTATTAGAGCCTTCTCGCCAAGCACAACTATCACAAACTCGTAGCCGTCTATTCGGCACTGGTCGTGGTGGTTTAGGAGTAACAACGGCAACTGGCGGCGCTCCTACATCGCCAGAGTTACAAGCATATTATAATGCTATTGCTCAGCAAGATGCAGCTTTAGCAGCACAATCTACCGATGTAGCCCGTCAGCGTAGAGCGCAAGATATTGCTTTAGGTACACAGCTTGGCGGAACAGCATTAACAACTCAGCAACAAGCTGAAGATATTGCTCGTCAAAGATCGTTGGGTAACTTACAAGCAAGCCTTGGCTTTGGTCGTGAAGCAATTGCAACTGGCTTAGCTGGTGAAGATGTTGCTCGTCAACGATTTGCTCAAGATTTGGCACTAGGAACAGGATTGTTTGGCACAGCTGGTCAATTCTTAGGTCAAATCCCTGAACTACAAACCGCTTACTTGGAGCCATTAAGAGCAAGATTAGGATTAGCAAGCACCGTAGAAGGACTAGGTCAGCAACCATTTATGCTCAGCCAAGAACTAGCTCGTTTACAATCTGGTGCAAATGCTCCAGCAGCTCAAATGTATCAGACAGGTATGAATCAAGCTGCAGCAAGCCAATACAGAGCAAATGCTTATAGTCCATTAGGTTCATTCCTAAGCGGTGCTGGCGGCGGTGGTTTTGGTAGTTTATCGGGATTGTTTGGCGGTGGCGGTGGCTTCACAGGTCCGGGTAGCCAAGCCGCACTAGCCAGAGGCGGTAGTGAAGGCAGTTTAACTTGGAGAGATTAAGATGGCTGATATTGTAAGTAATTTATTTGGAATTGATCCAACTGCTTTGCAACAGCAACAAAATGCTACTGATTTTGCACAGGCATATCGTTTTGCTCAATTAGATCCGTTTGAGAGAGCTAATATGGCTCTATATCAAAGTGGAGCTGGTTTAACTCGTGGTGTTGGTCAGCTACTTGGCGGTGATGAGCAGCTTAATCGTGCTACTCAGTTAAGACAACTAGCAGGACAGTTTGATTTAACTTCTCCTGAAGGTCTACAACAATACGCTACAGCTGCAGCTAAAATTGATCCTCGTGTAGCAGTTCAGGCTTCTGCTGAAGCTCAGCGTCGTCAAGCATTAGGTTTAACAACTCGTAAAGCTGAAATGGATATTGCTGGTGCAGAGCGTAAAATTGTTCAAGACGAAAAACTTCGTGCAGAATTAAATGCTTTACCAGCCACAGCAACTGATGAACAGATTTTAACTGTATTCCGTAAATATGGAGATCCTAATGTTGTTATTCGTGCATTAGAGGCTTCTTCGGCTAAAAAAGCTGCTTTAGATCAAAAACAAACATTATTGGATTTACAGAATTACCAAAAAGCTGAAGGTGAAAAAGCTAAAGTCGCCGCTGCAACTGCCTCAGCAGATCGTATTATCAACACCGTAGATGAAGCCATTCCATTAGTTGGTATTACAACAGCTGGTGTTGCTGGTGCATTGAACATTCCCGGAACTAATGGTCGTAATCTTGAAGAAGCTCTAAAGACAATTAAAGCTAACTTAGGTTTTGATCGTTTACAACAGATGCGTGATGCTTCTAAGACCGGAGGTGCATTAGGTCAGGTTGCTGTTAAGGAATTGGAAGCATTACAGGCTTCTATTGCATCTCTTGATCGTGGTCAATCTCCTGAAGTTCTTAAGCGTAATCTTGAAGACATTAAGTTCTATTATAGTCGCTGGTCTAAAGCAGTTCGTGGCGAAGATCCCGGTCCTGCAGTTCGTCCAACTAAAGAAAGAACAGGCGGAACTAGCGCTGCTGGAACAATGGCAGCAGAAGATGACGCATTAGTGAACAAGTATCTTAAATAAGGAATAGCATGGCTACTTATGAACAAGTAATCACAGCATTACGAGCTGCTGATGCTGCGGGCAATGTTGAAGATGCTCGCCGTTTAGCTGCGATAGCGTCTAATATGAGAGCATCGGCACAAGTAAGTCCTCGTGCAGCAGCTCCATCTGTAGAATACACTGCGGAACAAATGGCTCCATCTTCTCCTGAAGATGTTGGCTTTAGTGGTAATTCTCCTTCTGAAACAGAGAAATTAATTGGTAGAACAATATTAGGAGTTGGTAAAGGTATTGTAAATCCTGCCTTAGCTGCTGCACAGTTTATTCCACAAGCTCGTCCTGCTGTAGAAGATATTCAGCGTCGCTATGAAGAGGCTCGTGCCAACTTAGGCGGAACAGGATTAGATGTTCCTGAACTAATTGGCTCTATTGTAAATCCTGTAAACAGATTTATTCCTGTTGGCGGTGCTGCTGGTTCAGTCGCTGCTCGTGGTGCATTGGGCGGTGCTATTGGTGCTGCTACTCAACCTGTACTTGGAGAGAACCTAACAACTGAACAGCTTTTAGCTGGTAAAGTCGAGCAACTAGGCTTAGGTGCCATTGTTGGTCGTGGTGCGTCAGCCTTGGCTAGTGCATTAATGCCGACACTAAAAGCCGGCACTCGTGAACTACTAGAATCAGGTGTTCCTGTTACTCCCGGACAAGCCTATGAAGGAATAGGTGGTGCACTGTTCCGTCAGATTGAGAAGTTAGATATTCCTACAATGCGGGTAGACAAAGATAAGATTAATCTTGGATTTACTAAGGCAGTAGGTAATGACATTCTTGCTATCGTTGATAACAAATTACCGCCTAATCTTACTAATGGTCAACAAATCTTTGGTTATTTGCAAAATACTTTAACTAAATATTATGATGATGCGTTAAACAAAATCGGACAAGTTGCTCCTGACGAACAGTTTACAAAGAGTTTAGGTGAAGTTCAAACTACTTTGCGTAATGAGCTTGGAGATCCTAAACAAGTTAAATCATTTCAGAACTTCCTAAAAGCTAACATTGCAGGAAGAATAAAAGACGGTGAGTTTTCTGCTACCGATTTAAAGCGTATGGAAGAAATCTTTAGAACAAAGATTGATTCGATTAAAGCAACAGACACGACCGCAGAGATTTTACGTCAAGGTTACGATGATGCTTACAAAGCAATCAAGAATCTAATTATTCGTAACGACAAAGACGGAAGCATTGCTAAGGCTAACTTAGCTTATATGCAGCGTTCTCGTGTTATGGAAGCAGTCAATAAGAATGTAGCTGAAATCTCTGGCGCTCAAGGCACATTTAGTCCTGCTGAATTAGCTCGTGCCGCAGCTCGTCAAGGCGGTGACATTGAGGCTGCAATGGGAACTGCTCCGTTACAACAGACCGCTACTCGTGCATTGAATGTTGTTGGAGATACGACTGACGAAGCTACTAAGTTCCGTAATGTCATGATTGCGGGTAAATTAGCTGGTTTAGGCGCTTTAGGTTTCTTCTCACCAGCGATTGCTGTTCCGATCCTTACAGCATCGGGAATGAGCTACAAAGCTGCTCAAGCATTAATGAAAGAACCGGGTAAATTACGCTTAGCTGTTCAGGATGCGTTAAAGCAGAATCCCGGATTATTTGGTGTTGGTTTGTCTAATCTGCGTGGACAGCAAGCAGAAGTTGAATAACATATTTGAATCAACAATAATAAGACTATGAGCCATGTCCGACCAATTTGGTTTTATCGAAGGAGCAAAATCCGTAACAGGTAGTATGGATGCTAGTCGTGAGGCTAGTAAGTCCATTACTAAGAGTATTGTCGATGTACAGAAGGACGCTGCAGCAGTAGCACAGCAGAAAGACCTAGAGCGTAAAAGACAGATACGAGAAGCACAGGTCTTTAAAGAGCAATACTTCAAAAGAGCAATGATGGAATGGCAACGCCAAGAAACCATCCGTATCGAGGAAGCTAAAGTCAAAGCTGATTTTATTAAGAAGCATGGCGCTAAACGCTGGAGTGAAATCGAATCCATTAAACAAAAGATAGAGAAACAAGACAATGAACTTACTAGAGAGTTTAAACAAGATTTGGCAAAGGTTCGTAGAGCAATGTTCATGTGCTATGCAGTGGCTGCGGTCATTGCTTGG